TACGATGCAACTACACAAACAAATCGTGAATACGGTACCTATGCAAATCAATCGAAATTTATTCGAATCGCAATGAATGAAGATATTGATAGAGGTACTTCAAACCCAGAGTTTCTGCCATTTGGTGTCATTGGTCCTTTGACCTATCGTGCCGCTCAAATTAACAGTGGTTCGGGCGGGCTGACTTCTTATGGATCGACTGGACAGCTTAGTGCCAGTCGTGGCGCTTTGGCCAGTATGATTGACGGTGGTGATGAAACCTTGTTCGGCGCACTCGGCGGATATGACTCTGCTAGTTATGGAACAGTCACTGCCGAGAAGAACTTGCTTGTTATCTCGGGAGCGATCGCTGACGGAACAGCCGGAAATATTACAGCCTCGTTTGTGTTTCCGACAACACCGCTGCGTCGTCACAGCAACTGGGGTCGCCCCGGTGTGCCGATGAAGAACGTTTACTTTGGCGCTTGGACAGGAATCACAAAGGATGATCAGACATTTAATCCTTCGGTTCTTGATACTTTGACCTCAAGGTGCAAGGGCTTGCAGGGCACCCCTGCCCCAACAGGACCTAAAGATGTTGCCCCGAATTTCCAGGCTAACATTGGTACCTCGCCAAGTCTTAACACCCCGACCATGGGACTCGGACAAGCCATTTCGGCATCGTCTGATCCCTTACAACTGGGTTGGGTCTTTACACTTGATGATATAATGCTCTCGCTCGCAGCCGATGGTTTGGGCGGAGGTTATGTTCACATGTCGGGCTCAAGACAAAAAACTGTCAGTATTAGTGCAATATCTGGCGGATATACTGGCTCGCTGAATAAGGGCTTGGACAGATTTACCACGCTTCTTGCCGGCGGATTCGATGGTGTTGACATCACCGAGCGTGACCCCTTCAGAAACAGTGCTGTTGCTGCTGGTGTTACAGAGGTGAATAGCTCTAAGCTTCACAGTCTCAAGAGAGCGATTAATATCGTGTCTGACCCTGACCAAAATCAATATAATGTGGTCACGATGCCTGGTGTTACAATACCTGCCGCAACTAACTATCTTCTGGAGAAAACAGAGGAACGTGGCGACGCTCTGGCCATTATTGATCTAGAGAAAATCTACACTGCGGATACAGAAAATACTTCTAGTAGCGCAGATAGAAACTCTTTCACAATTAAGCAGGCAACAGACGCCCTTAAGGCTAGAAACATTAACAACAGCTACGGCGCAGCATATGCTCCTTGGGTTCAGATCCAAGACACAATCTCTAACAGGCTTATCTGGGCTCCGCCTTCGATTGCCGCACTAGGAGCTTTGTCGTCCAACGATAGAGTTGCCGCTCCATGGTTTGCCCCAGCCGGGTTTACTAGAGGCGGATTGTCAGAGGGTGCTGCTGGATTGCCTGTCCTGGATGTCTCTAAGAGACTTAGTTCGGAAGACAGAGACGATCTGTATGAAGCAGGTATTAACCCAATCGCTAAATTCCCCGCTGAAGGGATTGTGATCTTCGGGCAGAAGACCTTGCAACAGACAGCTTCTGCGCTTGACAGAATCAACGTGAGAAGACTGCTTGTCTTCTTAAAGAGAGAGATCTCGTTCATCGCATCGAGACTCTTGTTTGCTCAGAACAACCAAGACACTTGGAACAGGTTCTTACAGCAAGCAACGCCTGTTCTGGAAAGCGTCAAGGCTCAGTTCGGTATTGATGACTTCCGCTTAATTCTGGACGACACAACAACGACTCCAGACTTGGTGGATAGAAACATTATTTACTCTAAGTTGATTGTGAAGCCAACACGCTCTGCCGAGTTCTTCGCTATTGATTTTGTTATCACTAACAGCGGCGCTGCTTTTGAGGACTAAAAAAGTTACGAGGAACTATTTAACTATAGGATTTCTTTTTCTAGGAGAAACTAAATTATGAGTCTTTTTTGGTCGAATGTAAATACTGATCCAAAACGCCGTTTTCGATTTATACTTCAAGCTGGTAACATTCCGGTTTGGACTGTTAAAACCGCTGAGAAGCCCAGGGTTTCTGTTGGTACGGTTGAGCATCAGTTTCTCAATCACACCTTCAAATATCCTGGTCGAGTTACCTGGGACAATATCACCATGACGCTTGTAGATCCAGTAGATCCAGACTTGGCTTTTACGTTTCTTCAAAAACTTCGTAGATCTGGGTACGATTACCCCACAAGTGCCAACGTTCGTAGCACGATTAACAAAGCGGATGCAACTGGACCTCAGGGCATCGCTGGTGTCTCTATCGCACAAATAGATGCTGATGGTAGAGAGATCGAGAAGTGGAAGCTGACTAACCCATGGATCGTTAGCATTGATTTTGGTGGTGCGTTAGATTATGCAGCCGAAGAAATGAACGAGATTAGCGTTGAGATGGCCTATGACTGGGCAGAGTTAATAAAAAGCGGAAATGAAGCAAGGTAAAACAAATTAAATATTTGTGATATAGTTGTCTTGTTGAGTTTTAGAAAGGTTGTATTATGAGTAGAAATAAAGGACGGGTTTCCCCGACAGAAGAGGACGTTCTAGAACAGGAAGTCCCATCGGGGTACCCAGAATATCCAGACCGTCCTCCTGCAACGGATGACAATGGGTTTAACTGGACCAATCCAACATACTTTGTAAACCTGCCTAGTAAGGGTAGGTTCTATCCCCCGAATCATCCGGCACATAACAAAGAATCAATTGAAATTAAATACATGACAGCAAAAGAGGAGGATTTCCTAACCTCTCAGCCATTGATTCGCAAGGGCATTGCCATTGACCGAGTTTTGGAAAGCGTTCTTGTTGATAAATCAATAGGTATCGATGATCTTTTACTTGGCGACAAGAACGCCCTAATGATTGGTACAAGAATTACCGGATACGGAGAAGAATACAAGGTTGAAGTTACTTGCCCCAAGTGCGGCAAAGAAAGTGACTACGAGTTTGATTTGGAAAAGGTCGGAACAAATGATTATGAAGAGCAGATTAAGGAACTTGGTTGTGTGTTTACTCCACGGAACACTGTTTCAGTTGATTTACCCCTAAGTAAGGTCAACGTAGAGATACGCCTTCTGAACGGACATGATGATAAGACTCTGACGGAACAAGCTAATAAGAAGAGCAAGAAGAACATGCCCGCTAGCACTCTGACAGATCAGTTAAGAGCTTTCATTGTTTCCGTTAATGGTATTGACTCCCCTTTTGCTGTAGCCAACTTTGTTTCTCAGATGCCTGCTAGGGATTCAAAGTTTCTAAGAAACCTTTATGTAAAGATCGCCCCAAATGTTGATTTGGAGCAGGAATTTGAGTGCCCAAAGTGTGGTCACGAGGCGGACATGGAGGTTCCGCTTGGTGTGGGCTTTTTTTGGCCTGAGTGAAGATAACAAAGAGTATGTTTACGAGGAAATATTCCAATTAATCCACTACGGAAGTTGGTCCTTTAGAGAAGCTTTCAATTTACCTGTGCTCATCAGAAAGTGGTTTATCCAGCGCATCGCCGCTGAAAAGAAAAAAGAAATGGAAGCCCGTTCTCAAGCAACCCGCTAATCTGTATAAATAAAACATCTTTGTAGACTATTTATTATACCGTGGGGTGTCTTATATGAAACAGATAGATTTTGAAAACGAGGTTCTTGACTTAGAAGAGGTCAAAAATACTTTAAATGAGAATATTCTCCATGTTTTTGCAGCATGGATTGAGTATCTTTTATCCAAAATGTTTAAGGGGCGCAGAGTCCCTGTCAGAGTTCGTGGAAACAGAATAGAGGTTGAAAGATTTACCGACGCTCTTGTCAACGAAAAAAGGTACATGGAATACATTAGGAAGTATGGCTTAGATGATCCTATGACCTACAAGCAAAAGTCTAAACTTGATGTTGCCATAAAAAGATTTGAGCGTGAGGCTGACATAAATTGGCCAATAAGAAACTGATAATAGCACGGACACTCTTGGAGAGTAGCAGTCTTCTTGTACAGGTGACAAGGGGAGGTTTAGTGTAATGGCTATCAAACCCACGGACCTAGTAAAAGCCCTATCACAACTGAGACCTAAAGAGCTAGCGAACGTCTCGAAAGCCTTAACGCCAAAGCAGAAAGCTGCCCTCGGCTTAGGTGGCACCGCCGCAACCGCTGGCGCTGCGGGGATTGCGAAGGATGCGCTCGAAGAACTGGGTGAAACAGTCACGAATAATGTCAACACTGGTCTCAATGCGATGACTGAGGCTTTGGGCGTTCAGGTACCCAAAAGCCTCGGTGATCTCGCTGGTCAAATTTTTAAACTTAGAATTGGACTTGACGATCTCTCAAAAGATGTCGGAAGAGCCACTGGACTTTTTACAAAACTTGGCGGACAAATAGAAGAAGTAGCTGAAAGAAATAGAGACCTAGGCGCAACATTTGAAAGAACTTCCAAGGCAATGATGGGGCTTGATCAAGGTTTTAGTCTACTTGCCCGCTCGACAAAACAACAGAGACAAGAGACTCTTCGTTTTACTTTCGCCCTTGAAAACTTAGGCGTCGCAGCCGAAGATTCAGGGAAAGGTTTAGAGGTTTTCGCTAGAGGCACAGCAATGTCTCAAGAGGCTGCTCGTAAATCAACAGAACGACTAATTCAGCTTAGTCGCCAGATAGCGTATAAAGGCGGTCCAGCCCAGATGATGCGTGACATTGCCGAAATAGGACCAATGATAGCTAAGTTTGGAGCGAATTCCGAACAGGTCATGGGCGATTTGGCTAAAGAGGCAAGAAAGACTGGACTTGACATGAGGCAGATCTTTGATGTATCCGATCAGTTTGATACTTTTGAGGGTGCTTTAGAAACCGCTGGCAAACTCAACGCACAATTTGGTTTGGGATTGAGTTCGACTGCTTTGCTGCGAGCAGATGAAGCAGAAAGAAGACAAATAATAGTTGATAGTTTCCAGGCACAGTATGGCAGTTTCGAGGGGCTTGGAGATAGACGACAAAAGCAATTTATGGCTGAGGCTTTGGGCTTTGGGAAGAATGTTCAGGATGCAAGAAAGTATCTTGAAGGTGAGCCGATCACAACGGATCAAGTTGACAGTCTTATGGGCGCTGCAAAAGCACAAACAAAAGTTTCTGAGATAGGTGCGGCTGCTCAAGAGAAAACACTTACTGCCATGGGAGACGTTGAACTTAAAGGTATGGGGATGGATTTCGGCAAAGTAAACGAAATGGCTGATGGACTTGCTAATACATTTAGAGACCTAAACTCAGCAGCTAAAGTATATGGACAATTAACTGCGGTAGAAGTTGGACTGGATTTAATGGAAGGACCCCTAAGTGCCCTGAGCAGAGCCACAGGCAATCGAATTAATTTTAACGCCCTCGCCAAAGGCGCTACAACGGCTACCGTCCTTGCAAACGCTGGTAAAGCGGGTGGTCCATTTGGTATGCCGGGACAAGCCGGATCGCCCGCTGGAACTGGTGGCTCACCCGGTCCTGACGGAGATACACCAATGGGCGTACTTCCAGCGGCTGGCTATACTGCTGGGGCGTTTGGTGTCGCCAAAGGCGTTGACGTCCTTCGAGCCAAGCAAGCCGCCAAAGCGGCAGCCGAAGTGGCAGAAGCCTCAGCGCCCAAGCTATTCCGAGGTCGTCCGATGGTGCCGGGTAGATTTGTGCCTCCTGGCTCACTTACGGCACCGGTCCTTGATGACGTCGCTTCGAAAGGGGCCGCATCGTCTGGCAAAGGTTTCCTGAAAACAGCAGGTAAAGGACTCGGTGTCGTCCTTTCTGCTGGTTTTGCGATTAAGGAGGCTCAGGAGAGTATTGCTGCCGGTAAGGACCCAGGCGAAGCCTATGCCCGAGAGGGGCTGGGAGCCGTAGGCGCTATTGGCGGCGGCGCAGCCCTGGGCGCTTTGGTCGGCGGTCCCGCCGCACCGCTCACGGCATTCGTCGGCGCAGTCGCAGGCGGCTTTCTCGGCGAAAAGGCTATTGAGAGTGCCTTTGATTATTTTATGGGGGACGATAAGGAAAGAGGGGCAGCAACGGTTAAGTCAAAAACCCAAAGCGCAGATCAAGCTCTCAAGAAACAACAAGATTCACAGCGTCAAACTGTTGCGTCTGCTGACATGGCGGGGGCAGCATCACCATTTAGCACCACTACCAATGTGTACCTTGGTGAAG